AGCGACTTCGTGAGCCGCGCCAGTAGTCGCCCTGCTTGGTTGTACTGCTTGGTGGCAATACGAAGCTGGGCCTTGGTCGAGCGAATTCGCTCCCTGATATCGGTCATTTAAGACTCTCCATTGCAATATCGCTGACGCTGCGCTTGTCGTGCAGCGCCGTCCAGATTTTCTCGTCCACCGTCTTGTTAGCCAGCATCACATAGCACCAGACATCTTTGGTCTGGCCGCTACGGTGCAAGCGTCCGTTGGCTTGCTCGAAGAGTTCGAGGGACCAGGGCAGACTGAGCCAGACGATGTGGTGGCCTCCGTGCTGGAGGTTGAGTCCGTGTCCAGCGGACTTGGGGTGTAAACATAGCAAGCGTACTCGTCCGGCGTTCCAATCATCAATGCTGTCAACTGTTCGGGCGTGAGGGAAACGTCGCTTGAGTTCACTTAGCTCCTCTACGTAGTTGTAGAAAACGATGGTGTTGGCCTGCTGGTTCTCGGCCAGCAATTCTTCGAGCCGGTCAAACTTGTGCGTGCTAAACCAAACCGGCTCGGGAGTGTAAACGAATCCCGCAGCCATCTGCTGTAGTTTTTGCGTCACCACAGCCGCGTTGACAGCCACGGCAGTAGCGTCCGGGAAGCGCGTCACAAAGTCTTTCTTCATCGCTTCGTAGGGCGCGCGGTCGGGCAAGTCCATCCGCACCTCGACTGTGTGCATGGGCGGCAGCTTGTCCTTGTACTCGCCAGGCTCCAGCACAAAGGTCGCAGGCTTGATGCGGCGCATAACCAACTCCAGCGAGCCAGGGCGCGGTTGCCAATCGCCGTACTCGCGGTTGACGAGGTAGAAGTACTGCTGCTGGAACGCGCCCTTGGACCGGCCCAGCAACTGCTGGTCGATGATCTTGCATTGGCCGAAGACGTCCTCCAAGCCGTTGCTGGTGAACGAGCCGGTCAGCCCCCAACGGATCTTGCAGTCCAGCACCTTGGCGAGCGCCTTGAAGCGCGCGCCGGAGGGGTTCTTCAAGCGCGTCAGTTCGTCGAACACCACGCCGTCGAAGTTGAGCTTCTGCGCGGCGAGCCATTGCAGGTTGTCGTAGTTGGTCACGACGACCTGCGCGGCGCCGTTAAGCGCGGCTAGGCGTTGCGCTGGCGTGCCAACGGCCACGGCCATCGTAATGCCGGGCGCCCACTTAGGCATCTCAGCGGGCCAGACAGAAGTCGCTACACGCAGCGGTGCCAGCACTAAGAAGCGCTTGACATGGCCGTCGCGCAGCATATCTTGCATAGCCGTCAGCGTGATGGCGGTCTTGCCTGCACCGACCGGCGCCAGGATCATGGCGCGGTCGTGTTCGTACAGGAAGTCAGCGGCTGTCTCTTGATACGGACGAAGGTTCACAGGGCTATCTGGCGCAACAGGGCGCGGTAGGCGGCGCGTTCGCCCGCAGTTGCATCGACAGCCTTGGGGTCGATGTAGAAGGCGCAATCAGCGGCGATCTCGGCTGCGGCCTCCGACGACACCTCGATGGCGCCGTTATGGTAGTCGATGTCAGCCAAGGCTGGGACTACTTCGCCAATGCAGCGCGTGTCCCATTCGGCGGCGATGGCCGGAGAAATTTTTAACTTCATTCGAGATTCCTTCTCTGTTTGAATCTCTATTGTAAAGGATTGTTTGACATATATCAAGATCTTTTTTCTAAGTGTTTACCCTAATATTTCTTTAATCCACTCGTCAACGTGGTCCTTACTCCACAAGCAGGCGTAGTTCTGGCGCATCCGGGCCATGTCGGATTGGAAGACCTTCTGTAGCTCGGATAGCCGACCGCCTGGCGCCTTGAGTTCAACGAACCAAGTAGTACCGTCTGGCAGGCATACCACGCGGTCGGCCACGCCGCGATGCGCGGGGCTGGTGAACTTGTAGGCCATGCCGCCCAGCTTCTTGACCTGAGCGACAAAGTGCTTCTCGATAGTTGACTCACGCACGTAACAACGCGCTCACTTTTTGCCGGACTTCAGCCGTTACGGCGTGACCCAGGTCTTCCGGGTCGATCAGGCGCGTCAGGAACGAGCGCAGGCGCTGTGCCTCCAGTTCAGGCTTGAGCTTGGCCTTGATCGCGTCAACGAGCATCGCCCGGTCGAATGCGTCTTCCGGACTGTCCTCGATCCATCGTAGGCAGATGGCGAGAAGTTCTTTCTCAGTTGGCATGATCTTCCTTTACATACTTTTTTGTATGCTGTGGAGAAAACATCTCGCACCCATCCTCGGTCATGTCGGTTGACACAAAATACGCCTGTTGGTACGGGTCGGGTTTCGTGCCGCTGGCCTCGTTGCGGTAGCACTCAGTCCTACGGCGGCAGGTCTGGCTGGCGCACATGGTGATGTCGCGGGTCATTCCAGCCCCCCATACATTGACCACTCCTTAGCCTTCTCCACCATGAACAGCCCTTCGGCCCGGGTCATCTTGGATGAGCGCACAAACAGTTCGCCTTCCCAGTCGAAAGCAATGATCATCACATCGCTCAGGCCGTTATCTTCACACATATCCAGCGCGGACTTGAGCGCCTGCTCTGGGGTGTAGTTCACGCTTGCGGGTAGGCTGATTACTTTCTCGTTGTTCATCAGTACCCCCACCGGATTCGAAAGCACACCAGATAGAGGTGCAGGACAAACTCATTGCCGCCGCTGAAAAACCCCACGGCAAAGCACGGCCATAGGCGCGGGAAAAACTCGGTGGTCAAATGCAAACTTTTTCTCATGATTTCTCCTTTGCTGCGGCGATGGCGGCGATTCGCTTCGCCTCTGCTTGTGCGCCAAGCATGGAGCCACTTGCCGGAATTAACTCCAGCGCTTCCAGCAGTTGCGCGTTGACGCTGTGCAGGCGGCGCAGCTCGGCGGCGGCTTTGTGTTTGAAGTCCATTGGGCCATTGCTGGCACCGTCCAGTTCATCAGCCAGATGCTTTACGTTTTCCCGCTCGCAGCCGCTGCGTTTGCAAAACCCCCCGCACGATGAGCATTGACGTTCAGTCATGCTTCACCCCCGATCCCGTGCTTGCGCTCGATGGCGCGGGCAAAGCGCTCAAGACCCGGCCAGCCTTCAGCCAGCGGCTCGGTTGTGTTGGTGGCAAGAAAACACCTCCGCAGTTCCCCATCCGTCAGCGGCTGGCGCTGGGGCGGAGTTGACAGAAGCTCCTCGTTGCCCTCGCTGTCGATGCTCCATGACGCGCCGCAGACGCACAGCAGTTCGTGAGGCTCGCGCTGGGGCGGGTCGGTGTAAAGAGGTGTCCACGTTCCGTCTGCTCGGTCAGGATCAATAGTTAAAGTCCCGTCTTTCCACATCCACGCCACCGGCTCCTGCTTCTCGGCCTGCTCAATGGCGAGGCGTAGAGTAGCTGCGGAGTTTTTTGCGACATGGTGCGGATAAATGCGACCGCTTTTAGTCGTAATGTTAGACGCCGGGTGTTCCCACTTCGCCAACATTTCCAGCGCCTCAAGCGCGGTCTTCATTGCGTCGATGCTCATTGCTTGCGTTCTTTCTCGTCGCGGATAGCCGCCAGCGCCATACGAATGTCCGTGATGGCGTTCAGGCCCGCGATCAGCGCGTCATCGAGGCGGTTCTCCAGCATATAGTTGTGGAGGTCTTTGAGGGCTTTCTCGGCCATCATCGTGGGGTAAGCGTAGTCAGGTTGCATCTTTCTCTCCTGCCGGGCAGTACCGGCCTTGATGACATTGGCCGTCGCACGGCGGGCATCTACGGCCCAGCCACAGTGGGCCAGAATCTGGATCGACAAAGCCGTCCATCCAGGTGTACGCCAGCGCAGTCACGCAAGCGCCAATAGCAAAACCACAGAACAACCCTAACGCGAAGCTCATGCGACCCCCAAAAGGTTGACCTCTCTGATCGCGCGCTTTTTATCACGGTAGCGCGCAGTTCGCTCGGCCTTCGTCATCCGCTGGCGCTCGGCGTCTTTGGCCTTGCCGATCTTGTAGATTTTCGTGATGTCCCGCCCGCGCTTGTCTTTTTCCCAATGCGCGATGTGGCAGGCGCCAGCGCGGTACAGCTCACGCGCGTACTGCAAGACCGTGACATAGTGTAGGCCCGTCTCCTCCGCGATCTCTGCGCAGGAGAAGGTGCCGTGCAACATCATCTCGACCATGCGCGCGTACAGCACGGCGCCCATCTTGACCTGGCTACGCCGGAAGGCAACATTAAGCGGCGGTTTCATCCAGTACCTTTTGCAGCGCGTCAATCAGGGTTTGTACCTGTGCCGGTGAGAGCGTGGTGTTCAAGGTAGCGTTCAAGCTGTGGATCGCAAAGCGGAACTGTTTGTCGTCTTTGCTGATCAAGATGTTGTCGTAGCCGTGAGCGTTGATGCAGATGATTCCCATAGTGGACTCCAGTTGATTGGGACTCGACTGTAACACAGTAAAAAACTTTTGCACAAGAAATTTTTTCGTGTATCATCCAGCCCATGCAACACTCAAACATCGTCGGCGG